TGTAGATATAAATGGTTCAGGAAATAATTCTATTGCAGGTGATTTATATTTTGGTGTTAATGCTGATATATTTAAAAGTTCAGGAACATTAGGTATAAATGCTGATAACTCAACTTTTTCAGGAAATGTTGGTATTGGTGGTACACCCGGACAAAATCTTGATATTCAAAAATCTGGCGCTAGATTCAGGCTTATTGATGGTACTAATCAATTAAATATGGGGCTTTGGGATGGTACTAATTATAGATTTGAGGGTGATGCTAATCGACCTATATATATGACTTCATATCAAGGTAATATAAACTTTGGTATTAGTGGTGGTACAACCATGACAATACAAAATGGTAAAGTAGGAATTGCAACGACAGCGCCTCAGGTAAAATTAGATATTGCTAGAAGCGCAACAAAAACAAATACAGGTACTTCAGAGGTTATGTATATAGGAACTTCTAATGAAGCAAGTAATTATGCTACATTACAAGTGTATACTGTAGGTGCCACAGCTGCTGCTGATAGAAAATGGATGTTTCAAACAATAGAACAAGGTGTTGCAAATGCAGGAAATATTTCTTTTCAACCATCTGGAGGAAATGTAGGTATCGGAACGACAGCACCTGATTCTCTTTTAGTAGTTCAAGCAGATGCACACAATGAAGCTTTTGCAGGTAAAAGATCTGCTACTGAGTTTCTTTGGTTTTTGAGAAACGAAAGCAACTCTGGTAGATTTCAATTGATGAATAGTAGTAATAATACTACAATAGAAATGACAGGTGCTAATGGTAGAATAAATCAAGCACAAATGATAGCTGGTACAGCTTTTGCTTTATCAAATGGGGGTTTTGCTACTCTTGGAAGTACAAGTTCTAGCGTACCTATAGCAATAGCTATTGATGGAGATGCAAGTACAGCTAGTATAGTTGTTCCAACAAATAAGAATGTTTGTATAGGTGGGGTTTATAATTATGCAGGAACTGGTGTTACATCATTAAATATAAATGGTACTGATTATCCTTTAATAGCATTTTATTCTGGCTCTACTTTAAGAACTCAAATAATATCGTACAGTAATAATACGTATTTTGGTCATCCTCATGCTTCCGCAAAATGGTCATATGAAAATGGTACAGGAATGATGGGTGAATTAAGTGGAGCAGGAAATTTTACCGTCAAGGGTGACGTTGTTGCGTACGGTTCACCATCGGATATATCATTAAAAGAAAACATTAAACCTATAAAAAATCCTTTAGGAAAAATTAAAAAATTAAAAGGTGTTACTTTTGATTGGAAAAAAAGTAAAAGTATACTAGATATAAAAGAAGATTATGGTTTTATTGCTCAAGATGTTAAAAAAGTAATTCCTGAGTTAGTTAGAAAAAATAAAAATGAATTATTGTCTATGCGCCATCAAGGTATCATACCTATATTGGTTGAAGCAGTGAAAGAATTAGAAGCTAGGGTAAAAGAATTAGAAAATAAATAATATGGCTAAATTATCAAATATAAATGATCTTTTTTCAGTTGATTCAACTGGAGCTATTGAGTTTAGTACACAAGTTGGTACAACTGGTTATGTATTAGAATCTAGAGGAGATGGTAACGCACCTGTTTGGACAGATAGAGATACTGGTAATGTTATAGGAACTGGAACTGAAAACAAGGTTGTAAGATGGAACGCTGCACCCGCTGTTGGTGCTTCTCAAACAATAGGTGATGGCCCAATAATTTTTTCTAGTTCAGGAGCAGATGCAAATGCAACTTTTGCAGGTTACGCTGCAGTAGAAAACACAGGCAACGCTTACGTGAGATTTAAGCACGGTAGTGGTAGTTTAAATTATATTGGTTCATCTGAGTCATTAGTAGGGGCATTTGGTGACGAAGATGATATGGCGGTTTTTACTTCAGGTAAATTTGGATTTTATACTGGCGGTAGTTTAGCTCTTACTATAGCTGAAAATAGCGATGCAACTTTTGAAGGTAATGTATCTGTAACAGGCAATATAACCGCTAGCGGTACAAGTTCTTCACTAAACACTGGTAACTCTGGAACTTTTGTTACAGATGATGCTAATAATTATCCAAGAATATCAACCTCACAAGCAAATATTCAATTAGGATTATTTAGAACAACAACAGGTGTGGGTGGTGTGTATATTGGAGGAAGTAGTGGAGGGTTTGAGCTTAGAAAAGGATCAGATTTAGCTCCAATATTTAATGTAAATCAAGACGGATTAACAACAATAAAAAGAACTGGAATAACAGGAGTTGCTACAGCTGATATGACTTTACAAATAGGTTATGAAGGCAATAATGGTCAAAATAACTTAATTGGTTTTGGATATAATGGACAAACTAATATTCCTGCATATATTGGATATACTACAACAAGTGGTAGTGGAAGCACAAAAGGAGATTTGATATTTGCAACAAGAGATGTTACAACTGATACTGCTCCTACAGAAAGAATGCGTATATTAGCTTCTGGAGATATACGATTTAGTGCAAATAGTCATACCCCTTATATTCAACTTGTTAACAGTGGGAGAACTGCAGCAAATCCTGGCTTTACTTTTAATAATGATACAAACACAGGAATGTTTCAACCTGCAGGTGTTGCTGATACTATTGCTTTTTCTACAAGTGGTACAGAAAGAATGCGTATTCAATCAGATGGTAATGTATTAATTGGCACAACCGGCGCAACCAATACGAGACTAAAAGTTGTACAAAATGCTGCTAGCGAATGGGCTTGTCAAATAACAAACACAGCAACATCTTCTTATGGTTTAGCTGTTGATACTTCTGCTAATACGGGTGTTTTTTCATTAGGAGTTTATACAAACACTGGTACAGGTATGTTTGTTAGAAATGAAGGAAAAGTTGGTATTGGCACTGTTTCACCAAGCAGTAAATTAGACGTTTCAGATCCAGTTGACAGGGTAATGAATGCTAGTGGTGAAGGTCAGTTTGAAATAACGGGTAATGGATATACGTTTGGTATAGCAATGGGTGATACTACAACCGCGTTGTATCATAATTCAAGTGCAAGAAGTTTAACTTTAGGTACTGATGAGGCACCACGATTAACAATTTTGGGAGGAGGAAACGTCGGAATCAATGATACATCAGCCCCTAATAAATTAAGTGTAAAAGATACTGGAAATTTAGTGTGCAGATTTACTGGAGGTTCTACTTTTTCTCTAATCCAAAACAACACGGACGGTACAGTTATATTTTCAGCAAACCACGGTGGTACAGGATCAGAAAATAGATTTATATGGCAAACCAATGCTGGTACAGCAAAAATGAAACTTGATAGTGGAAATTTAACGGTTTCAGGAGATGTTGTAGCTTATGGTTCTCCTTCAGATAAAAGATTAAAAGAAAATATAAAACCTATCGAGTCAGCTTTAGATAAAGTAAGTAAACTTAATGGAGTAACTTTTGATTGGAAAGAAAAAACTGAACATTTAGATAAAGAAGGAAATCCTATTAACTTACAACAATGGAAACATGACATTGGATTTATAGCACAAGATGTTCAAAAAGTAATACCAGAACTTGTAAGAGAAAATGATAATGGTATGTTATCAATGAGACATCAAGGTATAGCACCTATATTGCTTGAAGCTATAAAAGAATTAAAAGCAGAAATAGAGGAATTAAAGTCTAACAAATGTAATTGTAATAAGTAATGGCAGTACCGACTTCAGGATCATTATCTCAGCTAGCAATGGCTCAAGAAGCACTATACGCAACTTATGGTTCTGGTACTGTAACTGGACCTATATCTTTATACGATATGATTAATGGTGGTAATACAAACGGATCAGGTAATTCATACCCTGCTATAAACACTGGTTGTTTACCAAACCCAGCTAATAGAACCTACAGTAGTTTTACCGCTTCTATATATGGCCAAACAAATTGTGTTGATGTTTTTTATTCAGGTAGTTTAGGTAGTTTAACAAATGGTAGCCAATTATATTCAAGTAATGGAGGAGCAACTAACTTAACAGCTGGAAATTATTATGTTTGTGATAATATAACAGTATTTGGTTGTACAGGAACTTGTGCAACTTTTACAATTAATAGTAGTAACGTAGTGACAGCTAATAGTAATGGAGTTTGTTGCCCATAAAATATAAATTATGCCTATAGCTTATCCATATAGATTTTCAGATTGGTACGGTTATGATAAAGACTGTGCATCAACTACACCTTACAATTCTTCAACTGTAAGTGTTTTTAATGGTGTTTGTCCTTTTAATGGATCTAATCCTCCTGCTAGTCAAACATATCATCACAATGGTAGTGGAACATTACCAGCAACAGGCGATAGATGTTTTAGCGATGCGGCTGGAACATCCCCTCTAGCATCTGGTTACTATTACTTAACTGGTACTGGTAGTGGAAATAGAACTTATATTCAATTAGATAATAATGGAGATGTCTTGTTTGGCTATCCAGCACAATGTTAATAAATTAAAACAATAAAAATGGCAATAATCTACAAATGGACTATTAATCAAATGAATGCTCACATTGAGTCCGAAGGAGAGCAAAATGTAATATTTACAGTACACTGGACTTATTCTGGATCAGAAGAGTCTGGAGGACAAACTTATTATGCGTCATCACTAGGTGCCCAGGGTTTTACCTATGTAAAAGGAGATCCTTTTGTACCTTATGCTGATACAGAAGCTTTTGAAAATATAGTAATAGGTTGGCTTGAAGGGGTTTTAGACATGGATTCTATAAGAGCTAGTTTAGATGCTCAAATACAAAAACAAATTACACCTGTAAACGAAGATTTATACTTTACTTGGCAAAATCCACCTATTCCACCAACGCCACCTGTAGAAGAATAGTGTAAGTTTGTAAAAAAACAAGTGATACTATAATATAAACCTATATTGCTAGCGAAGCAATATTAACCAAAAATAAAGTTTAACCCTTAAAACCAAAATACGATGACTTATTTTTACTCGTTGTCCACAAGTATGGGACAACCACAAACACCGCAGATTACCGAAGAAACTATTAAAATCTGGAAACATTTATCCAAAAAGAAACATTGGAGAATAGTACAGTTACCTAATGGTTATTTTCAAACCGAACACCGTGACCTTGTAGAAAAAGACAAATGGTACGATGTAACAAGACGTGAAACTCTAGAAGGAGCCGAACAAGCAATCGATGGTAGTATAGAACATTATACTAAAAAAGTTGATTTTTTAAAAGGACCTAAAGTAGTTAAAACGTTTAAATAATATCAATCAATCAAATTAAATTAAATTAAATTATGTCAAATGCAATTGTAAAAAATCTGAACTTTGGTTTGGATGCTAAAAACAATGTGTTTGCTGGTATTACAAAACTTACACAAGCCGTTAGCTCCACTCTTGGAGCTAGTGGTAAGTGTGTTATGTTAGAAGATAGTACTGGTCAACCAATTATTACAAAAGATGGTGTAACTGTAGCAGAAGCTATAACACTATTAGATCCTGTTGAAAACATGGGAGCAACATTACTTAAACAAGCTGCTAAAAAAACCGTTAGTGAAGCTGGAGACGGAACAACTACAGCAACAGTATTAGCTCATTCAATACTTAACGAAGCTTACAAAGTAATAACAAAAGAAAACTCAAGAGAAGTAAAAGAAAGTATATTATCAGCAACTAATAAGGTTGTTGATTACTTAAACTCTATAGTAACACCAGTAGAAGGTGATATGATAGATCAAGTTGCTACAATATCTACAAACAATGATCCTGTACTTGGTAAAATAATTGCAGATGCTTTTAGGTCAGTTGATCAAACAGGTGTAGTAATGCTAGAAGTTTCTGATTTACCAGAAACAAAATTTGAAACTATTGATGGTGTACAATATGATAGAGGATTAAAAAATATACATTTTGTAACTAATCAAGATACAAAAACAGCTGAACTAGATAAACCTTTAGTATTAATTGTAGAATCTGAAGTTGAAAACGTAAGAAAAATACAAAGTGTTTTAGAGTATGCTATAAAAAATAAAAGATCATTACTTATTATTGCTGATATTGATCAACAGGTTTTATCAGCTTTAGCAATGAATAAAATAAAAGGTAACATTAAAGTAAATGTTATTGATGCACCTGTTTTTGGTGTAAACAAAAAAGAAACATTAGAAGATTTAGCATTGCTTACAGGAGCAACTGTTATTAATGAAGATTTAGGTGATGATATTGATTTAATACAACCTGAACAACTTGGTGAATGTAAAAGAACTATTACTAATGAGCATGAAACTATATTACAAGTTGATAAAATAACTAATGAAGTTAAAGATTTAATTGATGATATAAAATCTAAACTTAAAACAGCTAAACATCCAGGTATTATAGTTAATAACGAAAAAAGATTAGCTAGACTATCAGGTAAAGTTGCTGTTGTAAAAGTTGGTGCTAATTCTGAAGTTGAATTAAAAGAAAAACGTGATAGAGTTGAAGATGCTATTTGTGCTACTAAAGCAGCTATCAAAGAGGGTATTGTTCCTGGTGGTGGTATTGCTTTATTAAATGCATCAGACAAAGTAAATACTTCAAGTTCTTTAGAAAAAATACTTTTACGAGCTATTAAAGCTCCTTTTAATACAATACTTGCAAATGCTGGTATTAAAAACGAAAGATTACCTAGTCAAGAGGGTAAAGGTTTAAACGTTGTTACAGGAAATATGGTAAATATGATTGAGTCAGGGATTATAGATCCTTTGCTCGTCACAAAAAGTGCATTAAAAAATGCTAGCTCTGTGGCTAGAACTATTTTATCAACCGATTGTGTAATTAATAATTTAAGAATTAATGAAAGCGATAGGTAATAATTTAATAGTTAATATAACAAAACAAGGAGTATCTGAAACTAAAGGAGGTTTGTTTTTAGCAGAAAAACAACGAGAAGATATAAGATATGCTGAAGGTACTGTATTGTCGGCAGGTTCTAATGTTATAGGAGTTAAAGAAAATGATGTTATTTATTTTGATAAAAATAATGCACATCAAATAGAAATAAAAAAAGAAATATATCAAGTCGTTAGCATGGCACATGTAGTTGTTGTGTTATGAGGTTAGAACCAAGTGATATTAAAGATCAAAATCTTTTAAAACATTACAGGATCATAAGAAAATGGGCTTGTAAAAATAATGATTTAAATGATGCTGATTTAGAATTACTAATTTATTTCGATTGCATGGATCTTTTCACTAGAGAAGATTTTAAAATCGGTACATATTCTTATAGTTGGGACAATAGACGCTGGAACAGATTACTTAAACAAGGTTGGATAACGGTTTGGAGAAAACACAACCGCACAACACAAAAGTATAATATTTACAAAGTTTCCTTCAAGTGTAAACAACTAATAAGTCGAATGTACCGTATTATGCTTGGTAAAGAAGACATACCAACTTCTACCAGAAATAAAATAATGAAAGGTAAAACTTATATAGACAAAGTTATGATTACGTCTATAAACCACGTTAACAAAGATAAAAATAGATAATAATGGGAAAAAAAGAAAAAGAAGTTAAAAAACAATCTTCGCACAACAAGTTGATTCTTAAAAAAATTGAGAAACTAAAAGCTAAATTAAAATAATGGTAATCAAAGAACCTAATTTTAACGACATAGGTATGTTACCTATTGAAGCTGATGATAAAAAATCACCTATTGAGCCTAGTTTTATGGGTAAAAGCCAAGTTGAAAAATTTTCTGGCCTTACTGATGTATCTAGCGTAGATAGAAGTGGAAGAGCAAAAGCATCAAATAATTTAGATCCAGTTGGTATAAAAACAGCAATGAATCCACCGTTTGCAACACCAACAGATATAGATCAACAAGAAACAGATAATTTGTATACAAATAAGTTATAAATCATGGATAAAAAAGGACAAAACGGACAAAACGCTATATGGGACTCAGGTTTAGCAAAAGAAGGTAGAACACTTGTTAAAGGTAATTCAAGATACGGTGATAACTGTATGCAAGTTATGAAAGCTGATACACCTTACAAAGCAGGACCAATTAGCTCTTTAGCAAAGTAAAAACTTACTAAAATGAGTGATAGAATAAGTGAACACATCTCGCTTAAAGAAGGTATTAAATCTCACACCGCCACTAGGTTAAGTATTGATAATACACCTAGAGAAATAGATTTAATTAACATGAAAACTATCGCAGAAAAAGTGTTTGAACCTCTACGTAAATGGGTAGGTGGTCCAATTGCTATTAATAGTTTCTATCGCTCACCCAAATTAAATTCTGCTATTGGCGGAAGTACATCTTCTCAACACTGTATAGGATGTGCAATTGATATAGATGATACTTATGGTTATAAAACTAACGAAGAAATGTATCATTATATACAAGAAAATTTAGATTACGATCAGATGATTTGGGAGTTTGGAAACTCAGACAACCCTGACTGGGTGCATGTAAGTTATGTTTCAGAAGATATTAACAGAAGAAGATGTTTGAGAGCTTACAAAAAAAATGGTAAAACTAAATACGAAATAATATAATGGCATACGTACAGCATAAATCTCCTTTTACAAAACTTAGAAAAACAACTAAAGGTAAAGGAAGAAATTTTAGAAGTGCTGAAGAGGGTGCTGGTATGACTGACAAGGGTGTTAAAGAATATAGAAAACAAAACCCAGGTAGTAAACTAAAAACAGCTGTAACCGGTAAAGTTAAACCGGGTAGTAAAGCTGCTAAAAGAAGAAAATCATTCTGTGCTAGATCAAAAGGTTGGACCGGTGAAAGAGGTAAGGCCGCTAGGCGTAGGTGGAAATGTTAAATAAAAAAAAAATAAAACATTATGATTAGAAATTATTATACAGATTCTTATAAGTCTGGAATATCTGTAACACCAAGTGATACGTTATTGTTAGATGGTAGAACCAAAGCAACAACTCCACAGGGTTCGTGGAAACAATATAACTTATTTATTGGTAATTCACCAACTACATTACCAGTTACAACAACAGTTAATAACAACACCGTAAGCAACTCAACTAATGTTGGTTTAAAATCTCCTAACCCTCAAATAAAAGCAGGCATGAGAGTAACGGGTGGTACGTTGCCCGCGGCTGGAGTTTTAATAGCGTCTGTAACAGACGCAAGTAACTATGTTTTGGCATCAGCTTCAAGTATAGCTGCTGATTCAACTCTTACATATAGTTATGATACAGAGGCCACATTAAAAGTTCACACTATTGACGATGAGGCTGTTACGTTTGTAAAACCTGCTCAAGGCTTTGTATTACCGGTTAGTGTTGTGCAAGTTTATGCTACGGGTACTGGAGGCGGAATGGATATTAATTTAATCGCTTTAAGTTAATATTATGGCATATACACAATCACCATTTTTAAAAAAAGGCTTTCCTGAAATAAAAGAAAGTAATAAAGGTAAGTTTACAGCTTGGGCCAAAAAGAACGGTTTTAAAGATGCTTGTTCTGCTGCTAGTGCTGTAATGTCAAAACAAAAAGAATATTCACCAGCGGTGGTCAAAATGGCTAACTACGCTAAAAACTTCGGATGTAAATCCAAATAAAAAAAAACTATGGATACAAAAATTACTAAAAGTAATGTGAAGTCTGCCATCAGAGATGACAAAGCTCACATGGACTATTTAAAAAGAGACGTTAATTACGACCAAAAAAAAGGTGGTAGATATAAGGATATTAACCAAACGGCTGATGAAAAACATATTTCAAAATTAGCTGGCGATGTAAGACATGATGAAACATTTTTGTCTAAGCATATGAAACACAATAAATAATCATGGGAATAGGTAAAAAAATGACAAAAGGAATGATTGGCGGAGGAGTCAACATTGCACACAAATCAAAAATGTCTAACGCAGCTAAAAATCAAATGTCTTTTCCAGGCGGAATGCCAGGACCAGGTGCATATGGTAAAAAAGAAGGAATGCCTAAAATTGTAGGTAAAGGTATGATGAGATACTTAGCAGGAGAACCTGTAGGTATGAAAAAAGGTATGCCAGCATATAAAGAAGAAAAAGGTATGCCAGAATATGGTAAAAAGAAAGGTATGCCGGAATATGGTAAAAAGAAAGGTATGCCTCAGTATAAAAGCGACGCACAAAGAAAAGCTGTACATGCTAGTAAGGCTGAAAAAGGCGCTCCGATGTATGGTAAAAAGAAAGGTATGCCGGAATATGGAGATAATAAAGGTCCTGAAAAAGCTTTAGTTGGTAAACAAAAAAATTTACCAGAAGAACTTAAGAAAAAAATAGAAGCTGCACCAGGGAAATATGGTAAAACAAAAATGGATCCTAAAAAAAACGCTAAAGCTTTAAAGTCTTTAAGAAAAAAAGCTGCTGAAGAAAAAGAAGCTAACCTAGATAAAAAACTTGAAAGAAGCCCAATTAGCGGTAAAAAATATGCTAAAAGCGTTTCTAAACAAAAAAGATTATCAGAAATGAAATCTAAAGGTAAAAAGTAAAACCAATAAAACCATTAGTTATATACCAATTAACAATTAATTATTAACAAACAAAAACAATTATTATGGCTTATTTAGAAATCCCAATTACGGGTGGATCAGGCGCAACATCAATTACAGACAAATTTGTTATCGACAAAGAAAAAATTGTCTTAATTCATCAAGGAAGTGTAGCCGCACCTCAAACTAACCCAACAACAACATCATCTATTATTTGTAAAGATGGTGTTGAATTACAAATTACTCACACGGCTGCTGCTGCTGGGTTTTCAGTGTTAAACGCACTTTTAGATGCGTACTCTGGAGCTCCAGGAAATGGTATCTCAAAAGTTGGAGGTATACCTGCAACAGTTAGTGCAACTGGACAGGCTCTTACTTTTGTAGTATTTTCACAAGTAGCAATTTCGTAACATGAAACCTGGTTTAGGTGATAAAATAGAGTCTTTCACTAAGGCCACAGGTATCAAGAAAATCGTTGACACAGTTTCACAGGGTTTAAACATACCCTGTGGCTGTGAAAAACGAAAAAATACATTAAACAAGATGTTTCCTGGAAAATGAGTTTTAAATTAAAACCACCATTTGAAAAAAATCCTCCACCAATAGTTAATATGCCTATGGAAGAAGGTGTGTTAGGTAGGGCTGATAAAAAAGGTTGTATTTTAGTAAACAAAGATATAACTGATCCAAAACAGATGAATGATACTATTAATCACGAGAACGTTCACATGCAACAGATGAAACGTGGAGAGCTAGATTATGACGAAAAAAATGTATATTTTAAGGGTAAAAAATACCCTAGATCACAATTTGATGAATCAAACAAAAGTTTACCGTGGGAAATACCCGCATATAAAGCAGGATAATTATGTCTAAACCTAAAAAAAAATTTAAAGATACTAAGGTAGGAAAATTCTTACTAGGTAAATCAGGTATTATAAATGTAATAGGAGATATATTGCCTGATCGTGGTGCACTAGGTATGGTTAAAAACCTTATAGACAAGGACAAAGACCTGCCACCACAAGATAAAGAAACAGCTCTTAAATTATTAGAGCAAGACATGACTGAACTACAAGAAATTTCAAAACGTTGGGAAAGCGATATGAAATCAGATAGTTGGTTATCAAAAAATACACGACCAATGACATTGATATTTTTAACAACATCTCTTGTTATTTTTATTTTGTTAGATGGTTTTGATATAGCATTCAGTATTGATACTGGGTGGATTGATCTTTTAAAATCACTTCTAATAACCGTTTATGTTGCCTATTTCGGTTCAAGAGGTGCAGAGAAATTTAAA